CTAAAAGCAAATTTACACAGCAAAACAAAGCAAAAATCCTTTTGGATGGCACCATCCAAAAGTTTTAGTGGCTAATCATGTCCTAACCAATTACATAATAGGTTTCACTTCAATTCAAAGTTTAGCCAAAATTCACCAAATCTAGGATCATCTTTAAAAAAGTTGTAATCCAGATCGGGTGAAATAACACCATAGTTTAAAAGGTGTTGCTCAGAATAAATCATTGAGATTGGCTTAATGCCAACTTTGACCAAAGCGACATTGATCTTGTTTTTAATATGCCGGAAAGCAACTCTACCATAATGAAGACTGTCTCTTATAACATCTTCAGCATTTGATCGTAACGCTTCTTGCGGAGTATTAAATTTCGATACTCGAACCCAATTCAAAATTTCAAATAAAGCCTTGGGTTCCATTGGAGCATAAACAATGCCGTTTCCAGCAGGTCTAAAATAACGCTTCAAAAAAGTAACTTCATTTGGTGGAACAAAATTTCTTGTGATTTTAAGTTTGGCAGGGTCAGTAAAAGTTATTCCATAGACCTCAAACCATTTTGAAATTGTTCCCATATTAAACCAATCCTTAATTTGATCGGTTACCGACATAACAACATCATCTCCATAACATAAAGTATATACATTGTCGTCATATTGTTGGAGTGTAGCAAACAAAATATCATTCTGTTTTGCAAGTTCTAAATAGCAAAGAATGATATACACCTCATTCAATAAAGTGTTCTTTGCTGCAGTATCAGGGGCACCAGACGCTTCTCCTTTCCCAACCTTGTACACATCATTCTGCACAAGGAGGGTTGGGTAACAAGCATCTTCAAGAATGTTGATGTAGCAATTTTCATGCTCAGAAAAATCCCCACAATACCGTCTCATCCACTCCATCCCTCTTTCAATACAAAAACGGACCATGCGAGGGTGTAACATGCCGTCAAAATTCGTGTAATCCCCAGCGATAAAGTTTTCTCCTCTCTTTACCAGAGCACGATACCAGTGTGTCCAATCGAACGAATGTGGGTTGGTACCTACTCC